GAAAACTAAAAAGGCTCGGAATACATTGTAAGCGAAGCGGAATAACTGGTGCAGAAGGCGGGAGACATTACCGAGAGAGAGTTTGTGCATATGGTGTAGAATATGACCCGCAAATAAGCTTGAAGAAAGTCATGCTCCGTGATCAAGGCATCTGCCAGCTATGCGGTAAGCCAGTAGATACTACATCGAGGAGCGGTAAGGGAGTTGGCAAATTGTATCCAACAATAGACCATATAATACCTCTGTCAAGAGGCGGTGGCCATACATGGGATAATGTACAGCTTGCGCACCTTATATGCAACTCGATTAAATGTGACAGAATGGAGAGCGAAGTATGACAAGCCTATTGAAAGCGGCGCAGAGTGGTGACAAGCGACAAACGCTCATAGCTCTGCGAGATAAAATTGCAGAGACCATTGAGAACTGCGATAGTGGTAGAGACATAGCAGCGAACAGCAAAAGGCTAATGGAAGTAATGGCGGAATTAGAAGAGCTGCCAGATCCAGAGAGCCAAAAGTTATCAAAGCATGACCGCCTGAAGATGGAACATGAGAACGGGTAATCAAGAACCCACGTTCCAGTGCATAGGCGAGTATTCGTACTCGTATGGGCAAAAAGTGGCAGAAATGTTCAAAGAAGATGGCGGTGCGACATTTATGCCAGCTCAAGAGAAAGAACTTGAGCTTATGCTTGCGAGGAACAAAGACGGCTCGCCGGCTGCGATGACTTTTGGAATTGCCAAAGCGAGGCAAAACGGCAAAAGTTATGCTGCACGTTATTATGCCACATACATGAGCGACTTTGAACATAGAGCGGTATTGTATTCAGCACATCACAGTTCAACTACCGCAAAGATGTTCAAAGCGTTATGTGATTTATTTGAAAGCCCTGAGTTATACCCAGAGTTTGCTGAAGATGTAAAGTTTATCAGCCATGCGAGAGGGTATGAGGGGATATATTTCAAAAGCTGGAAAGACGATGACGGGAAAGTGCATCCAGGAGGATGTATTGAGTTCGCAACAAGAACGAACAGCGGATCCAGAGGAGGCACCTACTCAGTTATCATATTTGACGAGGCGCAGGAGCTTACAAGTGAACAGCAAGAAGCAATGCTCCCTACGATATCAGCGTCAGCTGATGCGAACAGAGCAGAACTTATGCCTCAACAGATATTCATAGGCACGCCGCCTGCTCCAACATGCAAAGGCGATGTGTTCAGAGAAATGCACGACAGTGCACATGGAGACACAGGCAAAGGCGCATGGTGGCTTGAGTGGAGCGTTAATGAACTGAAGCAGTTAACAAGAGACGAAGCTCTTGAACAGGCATATAGAACAAACCCGGCAATGGGGTATCGAATCGCAGAAAAGACGGTTCTAAATGAGTTTGAGACAATGCGTCTTGATGGTTTCTTTAGAGAGCGTCTTGGCTGGTGGTCTCCTGTGGTAGAACACAAAGAGGTCAAAGCCATAGATGAAGAGGCATGGGACGCATGCGCAAGTGACGAGCTGAAGCCTGAAGGCAAGACGGCATACGGTATCAAGTTCTCCGCAGACGGTTCAGAAGTGTGCCTGTGCGGAGCGGTGAAGCCTGTAACAGGCAAGAGCCGGATATCGCTTATTGACATCAAGCCTACAGGTCTTGGCATCAGATGGCTTGCTGACTTCCTTAATGCGAGGTACGGCAAGGCTGCGTGTGTTGTCATTGACGGCAGGAATGGAGTGGATGTCCTGATCGACAGGATCCAGGACACATGGCGCATGAAAGGGTCAATAATCAGGCCGAGTGCCAAAGACATGTTAGCGGCGGTAGGCACTATGACGAATGCCATAGATGAGCGGTCGCTGACGTGGTATCGCCAACAGGAAACGCTGAGGGAGAGCGCTGTAACAAGTGTACGGCGTGACCTCGGCGGAGGCTGGGCGTTCGGCGGAGAGAACTCGCTTCCTATTGAGGCGGCGGCGCTTGCCTTATGGGGAGTTGAAACATCGAAGAGAGACCCGAGCAAAAAGATGAGAATCGGCTAATAGGAGAGGGTAATTAAATGATTTACTCAATAGTGCCACAGGAGGTGGCAGGATTAGGCGCACGTGAAAAGGTTATGCTCCAGAGCCTTCTGGATACATACAACAAGCACAATGCGGCTAATAAGATCAAAGACACATACTATGAAGGCAAGATAAGCCTTGATGCGGTCAATCTCGGTATTGCTCTTCCTGAAGGGATCCGCAAGCTCGAGATAGGCTGTGCATGGGGAGCGAAGACAGTTGACGTACTGGCCGCTCGTTCCATGTTCGATGGCTTTGTATCGGCCAATGGGAATGAAGCTTTAGAACTTGAGAAGGTCGTTGCGGACAACAACCTCGTATATGAGTACATGAAGGCATGCCGTGACGAGCTGAAGTATGGATGCACGTTTGCGACATTATCAGCTGATGAAGAGGCTGGATGCAGGGTAAGGTTCCATTCTCCGGAGACTGCTGCGGCATTATGGGATGGTGAGGCCGGCAGGATCATGTGTGGCTTTGCTGTGATCGACACAGCGCCGGACAATGATAATCTTGCATGGACTCCATCGGTCATCAACCTTTACACAGACGATGCTGTATGGGTAATGCGTAGGAATGGTGTTAAGTGGTTTGCTGAAGAACACAGGCACAAGATGGGCAGGCCTCTTATGGAGCCTCTTGTGTGGAATGCGACATCACAGAAGCCGTTCGGCAGGTCGAGAATCAAAGAGCCTATCAGAAGACTTATTGACGGATATGTCAGAACGATAGCCAATGCGACTATCGGTCTTGAGTTCGCCACAGCTCCGCAGAAGTACATCCTCGGAGTATCAGACGAACAGTATGACGCTCTGATCAACCAGAAGTTCAAGCAGTATGTTGGCAATATCCTTGCTGCGACAAAGGATCCGGAGACAGGGGAGAAGCCGACATTCGGGCAGCTTGCACAGGGAAGCATCACTCCGCACGTTGAGATGGTGAGAGTGCTTGCCACACAGTTCAGTGCAGCGACAGGTCTGACAGTAACAGACACAGGTGTTGTGAACGATGCGAACCCAACGTCAAGTGACGCAATACTCGCACAATCGCAGACGCTTGTGAGCATGGCTGAACAGTTGAACACAGCGAACGGAGACGCACTCCGTGAGATAGCGCTTATGGCTCTTGCCATTATGGACAACACCGACATCAGCGGGCTGACGGATGAGCAGAAAGCAGTCATAGCGCACTTTAAGAACCCTGCTATGCCGAGCGTAGCGGTAACGGCAGATGCAGCGATAAAGATCGCAAGTGCTCGTACAGAGTTCGCAGAGACAGACACGTTTCTTGAGATGATAGGCTTTGACCAGGCTGACATCAGACGCATCAAAGCGCAGGAAGAGCGTGCTCGTGGCATGGCGCTTGTAGACGAGATAGCAAATGAGAATATCGAGTAAGGTATGGAAAAACTACATAGCACGTTTACGGACGCTCAACGAGAAAGCGGCGAGCATGGTTGCTGACTACATCAACACGCATGATGTGACCACTGAAGAGGGGCTTGCTCGTCTGATCGACTACTCTTATGCGGTAGCAACGAAATACGGCGAGGGCTCCGCAGCGTTATCGGCTCAGATGTATGATGCAATAGCGGAGCTGTCAGGGCAGTATGTCCCTCCGGCAGTTCCTGCGGAGACGGCGTCATACAACGATACGGCGAGGACGGTACAGGGCGCAAGGCTTTTTTCGCAGGACCCTCAAGCCGTAGCATCGGCGGTAGGCAGGCTTGTAAAGCAGGCAGGAGTTGACACCACGATGCAGAACGCACTGCGAGACGGTGCAGAATGGGCGTGGATACCTCAGGGCGACACATGCGCTTTCTGTTTAACGCTTGCGTCACGAGGCTGGCAGAAGGCGAGCCGTAAAGCCTTGAAGAACGGACACGCAGAGCACATCCACAACAACTGCGACTGTACTTATGCGATCAGGTTCAACGATGATACAGACGTTGAGGGTTATGACCCTGATAAATACTATGATTGGTACAAGTCAGAGCCGGGCAAGCCGGAGAACAAGATAAATGCGATGCGGCGTGAGATGTACGCCAAGAACAAAGACGCAATCAACGAGCAGAAGCGATTAGCCTATGCGAGGCGACAGAGCAACGAATAGATAGCGCTTACCAATTCGGGCAAGTGCTTTTTTATTGGCAACTCGTGCCTTAAACGAGGTTATTTACTCCAAAGGAGGACGTTATGGCTGAAGAAAACACACAGGGTGAAGAAAGAACATTCACAGCATCAGAACTGAATGCGATCATCACTGACAGGATCAGTGAGATCAAGGAGAAGTTTGCAGACTATGAAGACCTGAAGGCGAAGGCGTCAAAATATGACGAGGCTGAAGAGGCTTCAAAGTCAGAGCTTCAGAAAGTGACGGAGACGAGGGACGCACTGCAGGCAGAACTCGACAAGCTGAAGAAAGCGGAGGCAGTCCGTCAGATCAGGGAGAGTGTTGCGAACAAAACAGGCGTACCTGCGAGCCTATTGAAAGCTGACACAGAAGACGAATGCGCAGCGGAAGCGGAAGCGATACTGGGCTTCGCCAAAGCGAGTCGGTCTTATCCAAATGTAAAAGATGGCGGAGAAGTAACAGCGCCGACTATCAGTAAGGACGACATTCTGTCCATCAAGGACGAGCGCAAGAGGCTTGAAGCCATCAAACAGAATATCTCACTATTTGAGTAAGGAGAAAAACAAATGGCAAATATGGTAATTGAAGCGAAAGCACAGGACGTGAATTTCGTCACAAAGTTTGAGGCAGACGTACAGCATCTGCTCAACGTACTCGGCAAGACATCAGTACAGGTAGTAGCTCCTGGAACAGCAGTCAAGATCTACGAGACATCAGGCTCACTCTCAACAGCTACAGTAGCAGAGAAGGCTCTTATTCCTGACAGCGAGATCGAAGTAGGAGATCCTACAGTTGTCGAGGTAACATACAACAAATACAGAAACCTCACAGGCATCGAGTCCATCGGCAAGTATGGATATGAGATCGCAGTTGGCAAGACCAACGAAGACATGCTGAAGCAGGTACAGAACAAGATCCGTCAGAGCATCTTTGCAGGACTTGCTACAGGAACAGCAACAGCAACAGGCGCAACATTCCAGGCAGCTATCGCAGCAGCAGCGGCAAAAGTTGCAGAGAAGTTCGAGGCAGAGGTTGCCACACCTGTATTCTTTGTAAACCCTGCAGACCTGTATACCTATCTTGGAACACACAACGTAACCCTCGAGTCAGAGTTCGGACTGAACTATCTGAAGAACTTCATGGGAATCGGCAACGTAGTAGCAGACACCAACGTTGAGGCTGGCAAGATTTACGGAACAGCCATCGAGAACCTGACAGTAGTTGCTCCATCAGTTGCACAGATTCCTGGAATGGACATGACAACAGATGCATCCGGCATTATCGCTGTACGCAACGATGCTCTTTACGAGAACGCTGCTATCCAGACAGTGGCATACTGCGGACTTGGTATTCATCCGGCATTCCTTGACAGAATCGTCAAGTCGACAATAGCGGGGGAATAGCTAGCGCCGTAGTGGGAGAGGCTGTTGTCGGTTCTTCAAGAATCTGACATAAGCCTCCTACGGCATTGTATTCCCATAAGGAGTAGAAACATGTCATACGAGAAACAGAATTGGAAAAACGGTGACGTAATCACAGAGACAAAGCTTAACCACATGGAAGATGGAATCGCAAGCGGCGGTGGAGTATTAGTTGTTGGTGTAACTGTGGATGGTTCAACAGGCACACTGACCAATACTTGGCAGGAAATACACGATGCGCCTATAGCCGTTGTTAATATGCCAAGTGGTGATCGTAAGGTTTTGGCAATATGTACAGAAACAAATCATGCAGGGGATGATGATTACCAAGTGGGTGTCACGGCGATGTCGTATCCAGATAATGTACGGCTCGCATTTGGTGCTACATCCGCTGATGGTTATCCAAGCGCAACAATGGGTTAAGTCACCGTAAAAGGAGTAGTTAATGAGTAGTTATGCGACAGTAGAAGATGTGCAAGCGAGAATCGACTACACGCTGACAGAATCACAGGAAAGCATCTGCGAAAACCTGTTGGAAGACGCAGCTGTCCTTATTGATTCATACAGGAACAGTGCAAGCGATGACGCAAAGAAGATTGTGTCCTGTCGCATGGTCATTAGAGCACTTGGCGCCGACAGCTCCTCTGCCACAATTCCTGTTGGAGCGACACAGGGGAGCATGTCGGCTCTCGGCTATTCGCAGAGTTGGACGATCGGATCCGGAACAGTCGGCGAGCTGTATATCTCAAAGACGGAGAAACAGCTTTTAGGAGTCGGGGACGCTGTAGGTTCCTACAGCCCGATAGAAGAGCTGAGGTGATGTTCGATGTTCAAGACGATAACAGTCACATTGTATGAACGCACCTACGGCGAGCCGGACGAGTTCAATAATCCGACATTCACAGAGAAAGCGGTAGAAGTGCCGGGCGTTCTGGTAGCCCCGACATCAAGTCAGGACGTACTGGAGACGATAAACCTTTATGGGAAGAAAGCGGTGTACACGATGGCCATTCCGAAGGGCGATGAGCACGAATGGAGAGACTGTCGTGTACATTTCTTCGATGAAGACTGGCACGTCTTCGGAGAACCGCTTGCAGGTATCGAGTGCGATATCCCGCTTGCATGGAACAAGAAAGTGACGGTAGAGAGATATGAGTAGCAAGTTCGAGTTCAATCTTGAGGGCTTGCGAGAGTTGATGAAGAGCCCTGCGATGCAAGGTCAGCTTGAGCAGGCTGGGCAGATGGCAGTCAATACGGCAGACAGTTCGTGTCCGGGATATGCGACCGACACACACATAGCGCCATTCACGGCGGTGTGCACAGTATACCCGAGCACGAGGGAAGCCGGACTTGACAACTATCTGAACAACACGCTCCTGAAGGCGGTGCAGGGCACAGGCTTGAGTATGAGGTGACGTAATGATAGAGAAGATAGTAATAGACTACTTGGACGCTAATGTAGCGCCTTGCTATGCGGAGCGACCTCAGAAAGAACCGTCAAAGCCATATCTCGTTATCGAGAAGACAGGCTCGACTCTTGTGAACTATATCGAGACCGCCACTATCGCTGTGCAGTCATACGCACAGTCAATGGCACAGGCTGCAGCCCTGAACAAGGAAGTCAAAGATGCCATGAGAGGCATCACGTCCTTGCCGGCGGTCAGCTCGTGCAAATTAAACACAGACAGTAACTTTACCAGCACAGCCTTGAAAGCATACCGCTATCAGGCTGTGTTTGTTTTAACGTATTACGAGGAGGAAACAAATGGCTGACGTAGCAAACGTAACAGCAGGCAAGCCAAGTGTGGCAGGTGCAATCTACAGAGCGCCTCTTGGCACAACGCTTCCGACAGACACGACCACCACTCTTGATGCAGCATTCAAAGAGCTCGGTTATGCTTCGGAAGACGGCTTGACGAATACAAACTCTCCTGAGACTGAAAACATCAAAGCCTGGGGAGGGCAGATCGTATTGACAGTTCAGAACTCCAAAGACGATACTTTCAAGTTCACTCTCATTGAGGCACTCAAAGCAGATGTACTTGAAGCCGTTTATGGTTCTGACAACGTATCAGGGACCCTCGCAAATGGAATCAGCGTGACAGTGAACGGCGATGAGGCTGAAGAGGCTTCATGGGTCGTTGATATGATCATGCGTGACAACACGATGAAGAGGATCGTTATTCCTGACGCAAAGGTAACAGAAGTCGGTGACATCGTATATGCTGACAACTCAGCAGTAGGCTACGAGCTCACCATCACGGCTATGCCTGATACAAGTGGCAATAACCACTACGAATACATCAAGGCAGCAGAATAGTAGCAGGAGGTCATAAGAATGAAGGGTAAGTTAGCGAATGGGTTTGAGTATGATATTGACGTCAAGACCTTTGACGACATGAGGTTCCTTGACGCACTGGCTGAAGCGGACGCAGGAGACCCTCTGGCAACATCGAGAGTATGCACAATGCTTCTCGGCAAAGAGCAGAAGGCCGAACTGTATAAGATCCTGAAGTCGGAAGACGGCAGGGTGCCTATTGCTGATGCGATCGAGTGTCTCAAGGACATCATGGCGGACATTGGAGATGATGGAAAAAACTCTTAGCCCTGGCCGACTTGCTTGCTCACCACAAGAGTGAGCTCATCTGTGACCTCGCAGAATACTATCACATACTCGACTATCGAAGAGTGCCGGGAAGACTTCTCGGCACTCTCGCTGTCGGTCTCAGGGCAGAATCAAGAGTAGGGATGATAAGGGAAGGCATAAAGGCCGACCCTGAAACGATAATGCTTGTGAAACTCTATGATGTGCTGATGCAGGTATTCAGCGGTAAGGAAAAGCCTGAGCCGTTGCTGAAGCAGTTCATAATAGAGCAGAAGCAGGCCAAAGAT